ACACCATCTAAAAACATTACATGAGATAATGTTACGGCCCCATCTTGTTCATCTACGAATAAAGATCTTTGATTTGTAGCGTACCGTATTTCTCTATTTATCCCGTTTGCTTCATCAAAATAAAGCAAGGGTTTTCTAGCTGTGTGTTTTGTTTGTATTGTCCAAGAAATAGGTGATCTATTACCGGTCAGTACATATGTTCTATTTTTTATCTCCCATCCTTTTTCAGCGTCAGGAGCTTTTGTTGTTTTTGTTGTCATAATTAAATAATATAAAATAAGAATACTGGGCTCCGAAGAGCCCGTATCCTATAGTTAAAAAACTTATTAAGCTTTAAATAATACGAAGTTATTTGCAGCTTGAGTAATAAGACATCTTTCAGTCAGATAGTGCATTCTCATTTCGTCAATATCTGAGCTAGTAGGTCCTCCAACAGATCCTGTAATCCAAGATTTCATTTTTCTGTTGTCAGTTTCTGAAGCTCTATATCTTACGTGTAAGAATGGACGCTTAATGTTTGTACCAAGTTGTTGGTCATAAACAGTAGACGTACCAGCAGGCACTAAAACACCTTCAACATCTCCAAAACCTCCACGAGTTGACCAGTCATTTAAGTATTTCCAGTCAGTTTTGTAAAAGTCATAAGATCCTCTGCGGTATCCAGTAAACCCTAAAGTAAGTGCCATATCTTCGCTATTGTTAAATACTCCATAAGAAGTACCACCAGCGTAGCCACCATTTTGTTGAGCAAGAATATCATCAATTTCTAATGATAAATCACGATTTAAGAAAAGCATGTTTTCTTCAATAGCTCCTTGCTTGTCTAGTTGCTTAAGAACAGCATCAAAATCAGTAAGTGCTCCACCACCTGCAGCTTGCGCTCCAAATCCTGAATATACGTTACCTCTTTCTTCAATTGCATCAAAGAAACCTTGTGTACCACGTGCATTTTGTGCAGCAAGGCTACCACCGTAAGTTCCAAGAGCAATATTAGCTCCTCCAGCAGCTTTTTCAACACCTTCAACCATAGCCATTTCTACGTAGTCTTCCCAACGTAGTCTATTTTCATGCTCTGATTTTAGGTACCATAGGTATCCATCCGCTCCATTTTCTGAAGTTACTTCAATCCATCCAATCTGAGCTGTGTCAGATCCATTGATTGAATAGTGCTCTTTCATAATGATTGGAGCATTAGTAAATGTAGCATAGCTAGGATCTAGCTTTTCAGTAAAGTTTCCAGTACCTTTAGCAAATTCAGATCCATATACCATTGCAGTTACTCGCTCAGCAGCTGTTACACCAGCATGAGCTTTGTAAGCTTTAATTTGGAAGCTAGCGCCTGAAACTGCTGTTACCACACCTTTAATAACATCAGCAGTTCCACCAACAGCAGAAGTTGCAGATGACTGAACTTGTACCATAGCTGTTTGACCAACTTTGAAGTTACAGTTTGATGTAGTATCAGATGTTAAACCAACACTTGTTGGTTGAGCAGGAATAGTGAAGTTTAATACTCCACCTGCGTTAGCGTTAGCTGCAATAACTGCAGCAGCGCCAGCAGCTGGTAAGTTAGCAGCAGTTCCTTGAGGAAGTACATTTGCATAACGAGTATGTAAACGTCCTTGCTCAGTCCAGATAATTTGATCTGAAGTTGAAGGCATCTCTGCAGATACCATTCTTAAAAATGATCCGATTGAACGATTTCCGTAGCGCTCTACTTCTTTTTCGTATACATCGGGTAAAAATTGTTGTGTCCATTGATCATGCGCCGCTGAGGTGAAGTCAATGTAGTTCCCAGCATAAAGTGTTTTAGACTGAGTTGGTTGTAATGCGGCAGGAATGCCACCAGTAAAAGCCATTTTGTTTGATTTTAAGTTGTGTTATTTATTCCATTTAATGCGCAACTTATCAGATGAATTTCCAGATACAACTCTAATTTTATCTCCGTATTCGGTTTTTATAGTTGAATTATCAGAGCGGGGGTCCATATTAATGTTTTTTGCTTGCTTCGCAGCTTCTTTTACAGCGTCGGCACGGCCTTGCTCATAAAAGTGATTTGCAATCTTATCTGCATTTTTAGCAGCAAACAACGCTCTATGGTATCCTGCAGCGTCCGCTACAGAACCGTCGTCACCTAAAAATTCATTAATAAAATTAGAAATATCTGATTGATATTGTTTAACTTTTTCAGTGTTATCTACTTTAAACCTGTATTTGTTTTCTCCGACCTTAAAATCAAAACCTTTGAAATTATCATTAAAAACTTTATTTGTTTTTTCAATAAACTCTTTTTGAAGATTATTATACTCTTCTGATTGTTGCTTAGAATTATTATAATACTCCATAGCTTCAGCATATTCAGGAGCAACACTTTCTTGCTTTCTTAACTTAAGATCGGCATAGTATTTTTCCCTACTATTGTTGAAATAATTTTGGGCATTATATAATTCTTCTTTAAAAGCTAATTGCTTAGCTTTAATTTCTGACGGATCGTCCGTCTCTTCATCATATGCAAAGTTTTTGTTGAATAAAAAATCAACATCATCTACATCTAAATGAGGTTTTGTATTTTTATAATATTCTCTTAATAAAGTTGTGCTATCCATTTTAGAAATGTCACGATTAAGATTAACATAATCTTCTACCGTTCCACCAGTTTCTTCCATGAATTGCACCAGCTTTTCAACATTTTCAGGCAAAACAACTTTTGGTTCTTCTTGCTTTAATTCCTGTTTTGTTTCTTGCTGGATTTCTTTTTGTACTTCTTGTTTTTCTTCTTCTTGTGGTTCATCATTTACTAATTGTAATGGTGAATCATCAACTACTTCTTCTTTTTCGTTTTCTTCTTTTGTATCTTGCTCCCGTACTTGTTCGTCCACTTCCGGGCTATCTTCGGCTCCATCGCCCACAGATACGCTCTCTGTTTCTTGCTCTTGAATGGCATCTTCTTTAGGTGTTGGTGGTTTATCTAAATTTACTTTGTAAACGCCGTCGTCTTGAAGACCATATGATTCATCAACAGAACCTTCTTCAATAGCCTGTTCTAAAACAGCAGCTTCTTTTTCTTGTGGTGTTGCAGGGGGTGTATTGTCTTCTACAACATTAACTTTAACTTGTTCTTCCATAATTGTATATAATAAAATAATTTAAATAGTTTTATCTAGGTTCAAATCTTGATAAATCGAAACCTCCTAAAACATCATTGCCTTTAGACTCAAAGGACTTCTGTGGTTTGCCCGTATCAGGCGGTCCAGTTATTTTGGACGCGCTAATTTTTGTGTTAGCTATTTCTTTTTGTGTTTCTGTTTGTTTTTCAACTAATTCTTTTTGCGCTTGAAGCTCTAACTCCTTTAATCTAACATTTAAATCAAACTCATATTGCATAAGTTCTCTTTTTGTTCTTGCTTCAACTTCCATCTTTTTAATAGAAAGCTCATTTTCAGCTGTAGAAACTTGAATTTTAGATTCTGTTTTAATTTGTTCTGCTTGCGCTTTTGCTTGTTCAACAACAATTTGTGCTTGGCCTTGAGCTTCTGCTTGTGCCGCACTAGCTGCTTGAGCTTGAGCTTGGTCAACCTGTTGCTTTTTAATTCTTCTAAATTTTAAAAGCTGATTAGCTAATTTTGTATTATTAATTTCTCTTATATCAATAGCGTCTTCTAAAAATATACTTTTTTGGGCTAGTGCCGTTTGTATATTAGCCTCTAGCATTTGTTTTTCTTCTTGATCAGGTTCTAATTCTAAGAATATACCAAAATCATGCATATGCAAGTCTTTTAGCTCTTCTAAAGAACCGACCGTAAATCTGCCTAGCGCAGTTATAAAAGCTTCTTTTGACGGGTGAAATTCTAATACATCTTTAAATCTTAAAGAAATTGCTTCTGCTAAAGAAGTTGTAATAAACATGCTACTCGTTAGTATATGTCTTGTAGCTGTATTACTATTTGCAGCTGCCAGTTTTTGAACACCTACTAAAGCTTTTGGGTCTGGATCAGATCCATCTCTTGCTTCATTTAAACCAGTAACATCACGCATCATTTGTATGTACTGATTATATGCTCCTATTAAAACCTGTATTTGACCACCTCCGCCGCCAGGTAGTTCTTGAATAGGCACTTTGCCGGGATTCATTTCACCATCTACAGTTTGAGATCGCCCAATTATAGAACCGGTTTGGAAGTACATGTTTAACGCTTCTTGCGGATTGTAACTTGTACCGTTTCCTAAATCAATTTCAGCTAAACCATCAGCGTCTAAATAAACACCAGATGGAGTCATTCTTTGTATTGCTTGTTGTAATTTTAAATGTGTTAGCTGTATCAAATCCGCATAAGGTGCCATTTTAGATACCAAGGAATTGATATTTCCTTTATAAAGTCTTGGTGCACTTGCAATATAATTCATCATTACCTTATTCGTGTTAGATAATGGTCGAATCATGTTAGTTGCCTTTTCCCACTTTAATAATTCTGTAGTACCTAAAATAAAAGCCCCTTCGTATATTACTTCTCTTGCTTGCGCAACTTTTTGAAATCTAGTTCTTTTATCTTTAGGTGGATCAAAAGAATCATCTTTAGGAATAGCCTTTTCAGCACCTGTAGATGTTTCTTTTATTTTGTATACATTATTTTCCCAGGTTTTCCAGTTAAAATATAATACTGTAACTACGTTATTGTCGTCTATAACATTATCATTTGTGTTACCTATATTATTATAGTCTGTCCAATTTGAACCCTTTTTTGTATACTCTGCAATTTTTTCATCTGTTAAAGATGGAAATTGCTTTTTTAATTCGTTTAATTTTATTTTTTTTACTTCACCAAAATAATAACAATCAGCAAAATTAGGATCTTCTGTATATGACCATACTAAATTAGCAGGATCTACATAATCAAGCTTAATACCATCTGTATTATTAAAAGAATGCTTAGCACATCCAATACCTATAACAGCTAAATCATAATCAATTCTGCTTTTAATTTCGTCATATTTATTTGAAAGAAAAACGTTGTTTATAGCCTGCTCTTGAGCAATTTCAATACCTTGCTTGTAGTTTAATTGCATAAAAAGCTCTAGCTCTTCCGTATTTGCAGGAAGCTCTTCTTCAGGTACATTACGAGCGTTAACACCTAATTCAGCTTCTATATCCGCTAATATTTTTTTTGCGGCTAAATCTCTTTGAATATTGTTAACAAACTTTGTTCTTTTACCTGTAGATATAGGGTCTTGAGCAAAGGCTTTAATACTAAAAAGCCTATCTTGCATTCCATTAACAACAATGTCTACAAACTTAGGAACAATAGGAACTGGTTTCCAATCAAGATTTAAATAAGAAAGATCACCATTGATAGCAAATTCATCTTTGTACTTTCTTATTGATTGCTCTCCCCTGGCATATAATCTCAACCTATGATATTCATCACGTGTTTGGTAATACCTTCCGGACCCGTTATCCTTGTTAAACCAGTCTTGCTCAATCGCTCTAGCTACAGATAAACCATAATCTTTAGATTTTTTAACTGCATCTGAGACGGCTTGACTCGGAAACTGTGTTATTTGTCCTTTATTTTTTGCCATATTTATTTTATTATCTGACTTCTTAATCCTGAATTTGTATATTTAGAAAATCCAAAATCAAGCTTTTTTGTTTTTCTTTCACCGACGGGTCGGTATAAATGTTTTTGACAAGCCATTATAGCAAGTCCGCTGCTAATAGAAGCATCATGCGCTGTTCTTTTTGAAATATCAAATCTAGCCCAGTCTTCTAAGGTTCTTTGAAAATACATATTACCGTAAGACTCACCTAGGTTGCCTACATGGGATTCTATGTATGTTTCAATTGCTGCAGCGTGCGCTTGTCTAATATCTTCAGATGAATTGGGTATACCACCTAGCTCCAATTCTGTTTTAGATAATTTAATTTTTGTTTTATCGGGGCGATTCATAGAGAAACCTCTATAGCCCCTGCGTTT